CCCTTACCTTTTGTAGGATGCACGATGTCAAATGGTTTTGGACGACCATCCGCAGCACCAAATCTAGCAGCAAGTTTTCCTTTATTACCACAGTCAACCGCACCAGTAACGAACATATCACCCACAACCACAATAGCATCAGGGCCAGTTTTACCATCACCGACAAATTTACTATCTCCATCTACCTTCACTGCTAAAGGTGCATTGCATCTAGGTTGAGTGTCAAGTGGATTCTGTGCAGCAGAGTTTGATGCTACATTTAAAACTGCCTCATAACCTGGCGATGCAGCGGTATCTCCAACATAAACAGGGCCATTTAAAACCGCAGTTCCAGTTGGAGAAGTATCAGGTGGAACGAAAGAGACATCATTTGTCCCTACGACTAATTTATCAAGTTGTTGTCTGGATATGTTCATTATAATGTTGGAGGACTAATTGTTGTTGCTGCTTTTAAAACTTGAGCCATGGTTCCAAAGGCCTCATCAGCAAAAGAAGCTGATAATGTAAAACCAGATTTAAGTTCTAAAAAACCTTTACTTATTATATTAATCTGATTATCTGATTTTATCAATATCTTTTCAGCTTGAAGTCTAACATCGGGTGCATCTATGGTAGCAACTCTAGTTGCTTTTGCAAGAAACTGTCCATCTTGACCACCGCCAACGGCTTCAAAATTAATGTTTCTAGCTCTAAATGTAATGTCTCCATTCTCAACATCAAAAAGAATATCACCCTTTTTACATTTTATGATTTTTGCTGGAAGTTGACTAATATCGCCAGGGCTTCTAACCTTTAATCCCTCACCAAGAATCTCCATTGAACATCCTGGCGTATATAGAACTGCTTTACCTGTGCCAGGCCCTTTACCAGTGCTACCTTGACCAGTTCCAGAATGAAATGCAAAAGATTGAGCTTCCTGTGTTTGAACTTCATACAAAGTTTCACCATGTATGCTACTCTGTCCACTTTGAACACAGTATCTCAGTTTAACATCTCTTTCTAAATTTTGTTTATCTTTTGGTGATTTCGACATTTTACTTCGTAATACAACTAATAACTGTGACAGCTGACTGTCTTACACTCTCTACTAGTTTAGACGCATCTTGGACTTTTGTAAAGTTCAGAACAGGTAATAATCTACCTCCCACTCCACTTTCACTATTTATTGTTAAATCTGGAAGATTAGTAAATCCAAATCCACCGTTGGTAACTTTTGCACCTATGATACGACCATCCTCTATTTCTAATTCAACCTCCGCTCCACCAGTTCCGACATCAGTTACACCACTTACACCACCATCAACTGTGACTGTATCACCGTCTTGATAACCAAATCCAGTGTTTGTGACGACAACATCTCCAAGTGACGTGACAAATGTTTGTTCTCCATCATAATTAGCATTGGGATCTGGTGTGACTTCTTTTGTGGTTAGAGTTGAAATTGGATTTCCGTTAATATCAGTCATTTGATTTCCATCATCATCAGTCATTATCTCAAGAGTTGTTTCTGTTGTGTTTGGCAGATATCCTTGGCCTGGATCAGTAATCACAACATTTACAACACCTAATTCAGTTCCGTTTGGATCAGATACATACAATCCATCAGTATTGGGTTCACCACCAACAGTTATACTAAGTCCATTAAATGCAGGGGTGTTTGCATCAACACCACCAGCTGCACCAGCGTTTACACCACCAGTTCCAGCTGGTATTGGTGGTGGTAATGGAGGAAGAGAGGGAGAAACTTGTGTTGGCGATGTTATTGCAGTCACTTCAAAAGTAACATCATCTTGTGGTGTAGATCCACATAAAACATCGCCAGGGATAGTTATTGTTTCACCTTTTTGATATCCACCACCTCCAGAATTGATTATAATTCCCTCTATAAGTCCAGTATCTCCAGTAAATATATCATACAAAGATCCTTTTCCGTCAGTTCCACTTACAGCTCCAATAATTTTTTCTTTACAATATGGGCCTTGTGAAAAATCTTTCTTTTCACCAAAAGTTCCATCCTCTAGTTCATCATTGATGATAATAAACTCAGTAGATGTATATGGGCCTATCGAAGTGATTGCGCCAGTTGGAGTTCCATCTTCAGATGGTGGTGAAATTTCAGGCGAGGATGTAGTCAAACTTGTGTTTATGTCACCAGCACCAGCACCAGTCCCACCACCAATACCACCAACAGGAGGTGTGGTGTCAGGGCCACCGATAGTCACAGGAAATCCTCCAGCAACTAGACCTTCACCACCCTCTCCATTAATGACAATTGGTTCGCCCTCTACTGTCAAAGGCACTCCACCTTCTCCACCACCAACAACAGGCACACCACCTAAAGCTCCAACAGTTACTGGCAAATTGTTCAGATTGGTATCTCCATCCTCTGTTACAACTGACTGACCATTTGGTGATGTCACAGGTGTTCCACCAACACCGCCAGCAACGACAGGAATACCGTTTGAAGTTACTGGTAATCCTCCAATCGCACCAGCAGAGACTGTTGAATCTTCTGTTAAAGGTGAAACAGGCCCCATGACTGGATAACCTCCAGCTCCAAAACCCTTATCACAACTATCAAAGAAGGAAAGTAAAGGTGGTTCCTCGAATCCAAATCCTGGCCCATTAATTGATACACCAATAATATTTCCGAGTGCATTTACAATTGCACTTCCAGTTGCACCTTGACCACTACTACCTATAAAGTCTACTCTTGGTGGGCCACATTTAAGAACGTTTGTTGAACAATCTGGTGCAGATGGTTCTGCTGGAATCGCACTATCAAGAGTATCTAAAAGATTTGCCTCTAATTTTTTAAAACCTATTTTGTCAAGTATACCACCAAAATCATCAGGGCCATTTAATCCAACACCATTTTTAGAAGAGAATGAACTTGGTTCTGGACAATTTAATCTATCACAATCAAGAACATTTGTGATGATGTTTGCAAATCTAATTGCTTTTGAAAAAGTATCGCTAGGAAGTCCAATCCCACCACCTTGAATATTATTCAATTGACCAAACATGCCACCTAACTCATTATCAATAAGACCGTTGATTTGTCCAAACATATCACTTAAAAAATTCTCAACACCACAAGTAGGAACATCTAATACTTGACCAATCATATTTTCTAAACTTTTTGAAAGGTAATCCACTAAACCATCTTGTATCTTTTCAATATTGCAGAAAATAACATCAGTCAAAGTTTTCGTTGCTTGACCCACAGGTGCTTGTAAAGTTTTAGGTGTTTTATCTTTTAAACTTAAATTTAATTTATCTAAAGTATCTTGAATCAACCACGATCTGGCACGACGAACTAATTTTGTGGTTGAGTTATGAATTCTTGCAGATGTCAATTTTAATTCATCTTGAATATCAACAACACCACCATATATCGGATCAACAGCAGACCCACCTCCAATAGCTTGCAACTGTTCCATCTTCCGTGTGAAGTCTTTAATTGCGTTGCTTATTTTTGATATCTCATTATCTTCACAAGGGGTAAATTGATCTATAATAATATTTGTTGCTGCTTCTTTTTGTTCCTGTGCTGGAGTTTTGACACTCTCACCATCAGTGAATGTTCTAACCGCTGGTGAAGCTGGTTTCCAATTTGGGTTATATCTTGTCTTACCAGATCTTTGAACTACTTTTGGTGGAGTGTAAGGAATAAAAGATGTATGTTTTTTAGATTCAAAATCTTTATTTGACAGTTGGTCTCCAACAAAAGATTGTTTAAATAAAGTTCCAAAAATTATTGGTTGTTGTGCATCTTCACCATCAGCAAAGAATCCTACGACAACCTCACCACCTTGATATTGAACTGTTTGTCCACAACCACCCACAGTTGTTGTATTTGATGGTAAAAGAATATGAGCTAAAGGTAAATCTTTATCAGGTAAATCATCCTCAGATGCATGATATCCAACGATCCGAACACGACATCTAAATGTGTATATATCTTCACCATCTTCAGATCTTTTCTTCTCTAATGAATCTCCCCACTCTCCTTTGTCTGGATCAGTCACTTGACCAATCCACCACTGCATAGGATCTCTTCCAAAAAAGTTAGTTGATTCTTGATACATTCAGTTAGTCGTCGTATATTAAACACTCAGGTTCATCTGGGTGCTGGTCACAGAATAGTTCGAGTGCATTAGGATCATGATGATCGCCTGCTTCTATTTCTTCCTTATGATGTTCTACATACTCTTCAAGTTCATGCAACTCTTCTTTTGCATGTCTTCTTGCTGCTGGATTGGCCTGTGGGTCATCAGCTATCTTCTTATCGTATTCAATGTGATCTTCGATTGATTTCATTTGATTCTCCTGTTTCTTTTATTTAAGCATCTTGTTTAGTGGCAGTAAATACGTCACGAATTAAAGTTAATTGAGTTTCAGCTTCTCCATTACTGAATATATGTCTCAACTGTGAAATTATGTATCTTCCACTAATATCATTATCATCTTCTTTTCCTAACTGTGTCTTTGTTAAATCTGGTTCCTTTTTGAGAGGGAATTGAATTTGAATTAAATTACCAGCTCTTAAAGAAATATTTAGTTCCATTGATACGCTTAGAGATTGTGAAAACAATAAACTATTCCTAGCATAGGACTTATTTTGATAAATGGCAAGCTCATTTCTTTTTTCAACTTCCTCTTTTTTTGATCCTTTTTGTAAAGCTCCCTGATCTAATATTCTAAACATTAATCTGGATGGTTTTGTTAATTCATCCGATAATTTAGGTGTTTTTTTCAATTTTAATTCAGAAATATCAAAATCTATTTCTTCATAAGCCTCATTCTCAAGATCAATATAAATTGTTTTATTCGCATATGTCCCCATTCTACAATTCATACCAACATCATTAGAACTATTTAATTTATTTTCTACAATTTTTAATGGAGTGGCGTTATTTGGAATCTCAATAGAACTATATGTAGCGATTGGATCTTGTTCAAGTAATGATTTAATTGATTTAAAATGATAACCTTCATAGTTTTCAAAAAATAAAAAACCAAAATCCTTTTTTGATGATTGAGTTTTAGGACATAACCATTGAATAGTGTCAAAAGGTCTTTTTAAATTGCCCACAAATGAATAAGAATTTACAGCTTCATCTTTTTCCAATTTTTTCTTTGTCAGTATTCCTTTTTTATCCTTTGTTAAGATATCATCAACAATATTAGAAACATTTCCAGTAAATTTTTTATTTAATCTAGAACTTTCATTGATAATAGATTCTGTAGACACAAACTCAAGAGTGGCTAATTGTCTATTTTTAGCCGTTGTAACGCCTTTAACGGAATTTAAAATTAAATTATGTTTTTTAGATTCAATTTTAAATTCATCATCAAATCCTACAACTCCAATAGTTAAATCTATAGACTCTCCACCAGTAATTCCTTTTCGACTTATGACTTGATCAGCATCAACAAAAGTGACTGTCATTGAGATTGATGGACTTTTAACACTTTCAAAATAATTAATGGTGGGATTACCTGCGATAATACTATATTCCTCTTGCAAAGAAGCAGAGTTTGGAATTAACGAACATTTTCTAATTATGTGATTGCTACCTTGTTCTATCATTTTATCATCCTAGCTATTGATTGTAGTGATTGAATTTTTTTAATGATTTTTGTTTTACTTACAACTTTTGGAACTGGAACTGGGACACGTTGTTTTTGAACAACTTCTTTAGTGATCGGTTGAACTAAAATTTTTGTTGAATTAGTATTTAATGAAAGACTCTCAATTTGATTGTTTGGAATAACAAAACCATCATGATCTGGAGTCACGATTTCTGGGCCTTTTTCACCAACCAAATATGGTTCTCCTTTTTCAATTGGGCCACCATCCTCTCTTTTTGTAAGTTTTTTAATTATATTCATTGACTCCCCCATATTAAGTTTTTTCGATGGTGATAAAGATGCTTTTTGATTCATTCCAAAAAAATCGGTAACTGAAACTTTTGGTGTTTCAGATTGAGATTTAATTAGCCTCTCCTCTCTTAATCTTAATGATTTTTGTCTTGAATCTAAGAATTTAGATTTTGATTTTAATTTTGAAAAAAATGATTCGGATGAAATTTTCATTTTTCTATGCGGATATGAGATCAATAAAATGGACAGGACTATTAGTATCAGCGAGTTCTTTAGTTGATGGAAGTGGAGTTTGTGATGGTTGAGCCATAACTGGAGCATTATCTTTTATTTCACTCGTTTGTGGAGAGGATATTGGTGGTAACACTTGTATCTCAGAATCAGTATTTGGTGATGCAAGTATATTGTTATCTAATGATTCCTTTTTGTTTTGAATAATCGGTTGCAAGTTATTTTTTACTAAACCACCTTGATTAAATTTTTGAAAGGAAACTTTTTTGTTTCTTGGTCTCACCAAACCACCTTGACTAAATCCCTTCACACTTTCATTTATACTAGCAGAAAGATTATCAAACAAAGAATCAGTTTTAGGTTCAACACCAGTTTTAGTTGCAACTTTAGTTTCTTCTCTAAGATTCGTCATCGCTGAAACTAACTGATCTGGATTTATTTGACCAATTCGATATCCCATAGTTCCCGCTAGAGATTTTGCAACCTCATCATTAGCGCTCATACTAAAACCTTGTCCTGGCTTGATACCTCTTGCCTTTCTATCTTCTTCTATCGCTTTTTCTTCTTTCTCATCTGTCGCTTTCTGTGCATCACTTCTCATAAGAATAGGAAGTAATTTTTCTTGTGGTATTCCTGTTGTTTGATTTACGACTTGATCTATTGTGACATTCTCAAATCCTTTTAGTTTGTGTATTTCACCAAGCAGTTGATCCTGATGTTCAATCAGATCAGGAACTCCAATTGAAACGATTTTTTCTGTCATCTTAGTGTTTTTGTCATAAACAATGACAGTTCCATCTTCTTTTGTTTCGGTGAAACGTGTTTTCTTTACAGTTGTTTCACTTAAACCACCAGTGGACATATCTGTGGTATTTCTAAAATAATCACTACCACTTTCATTTGATATTTCAACGTCTTTTATATTATTAGCAAAGGAAGATTTTTTAATGAGTGCATCTTTACTAAGATTTGTTGGATCTAGTCTTTTTATTGAAAATGAACCTAAATTACTTGCTTCATTTGTCGCACCAACTGAGGCATTAAGACCTTCTAAAGCATCGACACCAACTTTTTCTACAGCGTCTTTTGTTACAACAAACTCACCAGGCGTCAATACAGCAGGGACACTATCTACATCATTATTAGAAGTATCGTTATCGTTATCAAATACTGGGCCACCCTGATTGAAACCAAAGAGTTTTCCTATATTTCTTAAATCAGTAGGATCACCACCAGTAGGATCTACCTCTTTTTCCTTTTTAACATTAGGATATAATAAATCTAAAGCTTCTTTATTTTTTCTACTTTCATATTCACGAAGATCAAAATCTTTCTTGTTTAACTCATCAAGAGGAGTAATATTTCCATAGAGATTTGAAAATTTTTCATGTTTTTCAGCTTCGTATTCACGAAGATCAAAAGGTTTATCATCTTTCTTTTTATCATCTTTCTTTTTATCATCTTTCTTTTTATCATCTTTCTTTTTATCAGCACGTCTTTTATCAGCTTCCTTCATCAACCTTTTAGTTTCGTCTTGATATTCACGATATTTTTTTCCATCTTTACTCTTCTCAATCGCTTCCAATTCTGGTGATTTATTTCTTTCAGATTTGATATTGGAGGGATAGAGAGAAGGATCATACTTACTCAAATCTAAATCATATCTACTTCTTACCTCTGCTCCCCTTGGAAGCATGGCAAGGCCAGGATCTTTGAATAATCGAAAAGGATTCGTTAACATAGGCGACCCAGGCAGCATGCCAAGAGGATCGAGAGGGTTCATAGATATTTTTTCTAATGGAGAGAAAAATGGCAATTCCATTAACTCTTCAACTTGACTTGGAGTTCTATCAACAAAGTATGTTTTTCCAATTTTAACACTACCACCTTCGGGGAATACATTTACATGTTTATTGTATTCACCAGAATCACCGTCTCTAAGAAAATTTAATTTGTTTATTGCACTTTCGTCTCCAGTGTCTGCTTTTTTTAATAAGTCATCTACTACTTGAGTGTCCTTACCAGTAGTTTTTTCTAAATTTTTTATTTTCTTTTCAAGTTGTAAAATTTCTTCTTTAGTAGAGTCTAATAGTTCTCTTTTTTCCTTACCAGCTGGCATATCTTTTGCAGCTTCTCTCTGTGCTTTAACATCCTCTAATTTATTTTTTGCAGACTCTAGTTGCTCAGGACTTGTAAGTTCTAAATTTTTACCAAGTTCACTACCATCATCTTTCTTAAGGAAAGAACTCATTAACATAGCAAGAATTCCACCTAATGCTAAAATTGAAGGGGTGCTCGTTACAGCTTCATTTATTTTTTCTTGAAGTGATTTATCCGAGATGCCACCATCACCATCACCACCTTTTCCTGAGAGAGTCTCCGATCTTCGTCTTTTTTGTTCTTGATCCTCTCTAGCAGCTAACAGATCTGCTTGTTTATCTAAATCTTTCTCTCTTTCATCTTGTTGAAGAATTAAAAAGTTTGTTAACTGTTGTATTTGTGATTGTATTGATTGAATAGATTTTGTTAAATTATCGATTAAAGATTGATTATTTTCAATTAAACTTAAATTAGATCTAGTTCTCTCCAAGGCATTATTAGCCACCTTATCAACTCTTTCAATTGATTCAAAAAAATTATTAGGATTTACTTTAGGATTTTGTTCCTCATCCATATCTTTGGACACCCTCTTGTTGTTGTCTCTTTAGATTTTCTTTTTCAATATGATTCTGAAGAAGAGTTACATAAATGTCTCTTTCCCAAGGAATCATATTTTCAAGTTCCGTCAAGCTATATTTATGGTATTGCATGAGAGCAAAATTGATACTGTAATAAGACTCAAGATCCTCTCTTGCAATACTTAGGCGAAAAAATTGGCTAGACCCTCCAAAACGATACTATTCTTTTCTTTTGTGTTTGGATTTATAACTTCAACTGTATGAGATAATTTAGGCATCGATGCAAAAAATTTCTCGACTCTTTTATATTGTTTTGAATTTAACTGTTCAATAAATTTAACTCTCTCTTCTATAGAGTAATCTTTTGCCTCCCATGCATCTTCATCTGTATAAACCGTATCAATACAATCAGCAACAACTTTAAAAGTTTTGTCTACCACAGTCTCCGACTCATCATCCATCGAAAAATTATTTTCGATAAACTGATTAAGTGAAGGATATTTCATTCTCATGGTCATCTTATCATCAATAACAATATCAGTTGTGTGATCGTCTGGTTTGATGACTTTAATCTCATCAACATAAATTGTAACTGGAACTACAGTCTCTCCATCATCAGGACATGTCACTTTTAATTTAATATCTTCACCAATCGACTTGGCACGAATATTTAGAAACAAAAATTCAATATCGAATGTTGGTAAACTATCAACATCAACTCCTCTGGTCAAAATACATTTTTTTAATACATCTGTCACAGCGTTAGTAATCTCATTTTGATTTTTTGATTCTAGAGCTATAATCAAAATCTTTTCCTCTTTGACAAGAAAAGGTCTATATTTAATTTTTTTATTTGATGAAGGTAACTTCAACTCATAAGTTGGAGTTTCAATCGTTGGTAATGGCATGATCTTTTATTTCAGTGTTTTATTTATTGCAATAGGCCTAAGGCACCATATACGTTAACCCACCAAGGTTTAGTGTCATTTTTAGTTTCTTTTGATTTGTTAGAACCATAATTTTTATTAGCCCCTACTCCCATGAAATCTGGATTTGAATCCATATATCTTCCTTGGACGGCAGAACTGTTGTCAGGATAGTGAAAACTTGTAAAAAACCTATCGTAAGCTAACTGGACATTACATTTTAACACATTTGAATTACCATAGGCAACCCTCATTGAGGTTAAATTAGTTGGCCATACATTCACAAATTCATAAGATGTTAAATCTGATTTATAATCAGCTTCTGGATTGTCTATAAATGTATCTCTCTCAAATTTTGTAAGGTGAATAATTTCTTTATAATCCTCTGGATAATTAAAACGAGAATATGCATTTAGTTGTCTCTTATTCGTAAAAATTGGATTTATATATGACATCCATTTTTCAAAAACTTCTAGAATAACTTGATCAGCATCAACATAGAAAGTTAAATTTAGTGGAGGAAAAGTTCTAAGATTTGGAAACTCCTCTTGAATACCCTGATGATGACCCACAGCGAGACTTGTTTGAAAAGATGTGCCTGGTATCTCTGCTTCCGTGCATAATAAAGACATCTTTCTCATAAAATCTCTCCCCTGAGATCTTCTTTTAGCTGGGATAGATTCATATCTGGGCATATTATTTACACCATCAGTCCCTAACCATTTATTATAATTTCCAAAAGAAAAGTTAACTTGATAAAAAGTATCAAGGGATGGACGTGCGACACTATCCCTGATATCTTTCATATCACCTTTAAATATTTCTGATCTTCTTGGGAATAAACTATTTTCTGACACAATAAATAAGTTTAAGTTGTTATTACTATATATGAGCTATAAAGGGATATATAGGCCTTCTAATCCTAAAAAGTATAAGGGAGACTCTCAAAATATTATTTATAGGTCTTTGTGGGAAAGAAAATTCATGAATTACTGCGATTTGAATGAGAATATACTTGAGTGGGCATCAGAGGAATTTTGGATTCCTTATCTAGATCCAACAACAAATCGTGTTCGCAGATATTTTCCAGACTTCTTTATTAAATACAAAGACAAAGACAGCAATATTCGTAGATCAGTGATTGAAGTCAAACCAATGAGAGAAACATTACAACCAAAAGCGACAAAGGGTAAATCAAGAAAGACAATGATAAATGAATCTATGACATATGTAAAGAATCAAGCAAAGTGGAAGGCTGCAAGAGAGTTTTGTGAAGATCGTAAATTAGAATTTAAGATCATGACTGAAAAAGAATTAGGAATCCGATGAGTATTCTTCAGAACATATTAGATAAAGTTAGTGGTCAAGTCAATGAAGATTATTTTCGTGATCAATTACTTGAAGAACTTGGTTCAACAAATTTTAATGATGACTATGCTGATACCGCTGGTTTTGCGCCTGGCGAGTTGTATTTTTTCACATATCAAGCACAGACAAAACAACCATATTATGACATGTATCCTTTGTCATATGTGATTGAAATGACCACAGGTGGATTTCTTGGTTGTAATCTTCATTATGTTCGTTTGAATCAAAGAGAAGAACTTGCGATAAGTTTACTAAATAACTCTGCTCAAGGTGCGGTTGCAGTTCCTCAAAGAACTCTACATAAATACCTATATACTGGTGTTAGAGGTCAACCATACCGTATTCCAAACGCTGAGTGGTCGGATGTATCACAATTACCGACTGAGAGATTTATTGACATGAGAGGAATGCCTGTTCCTAGAGGTCGAATTTACAACAAAAACTAATGTCAAAACAATGTAGTAAGCCATATGAAATAGGAGGGTCAAAATACTCTTTTGACATAGTTGATGGTAAGATAGCGGGTATACAAAAAGCAGATTCAAGTGGTAGTTTTGCTTCACTTGAAAATACATATCTAAATCCAAAACTTAGCAATTTTGGTGATATCGCAGCGACAGACGAGGCGTTAGAGGCGTATAATATTGCCAAACACGGGCCAAATATAGATGCATATGAGGATACAGCACCTCAATTGACTTCAGCTGAATTACAAAGTTATTTTAACAAACAAGACAAGAAGTCATCAAATCAGTCATTTATTTCAAATGATACAGATAAACAACCATCCTTAGCTTTTGCGGCACCTAATTCAGGCGCCTACGATGCTTATCAGGGTTCAAAAGGGAAAAAACACGGATCTGATATTTTTGCGTATCCTCTTGATATTGACCCTCAACAAGATCATCTTAAAATATGCAAGTATAATTATACAAGAAGAGAAATCATCAAATCTAATAATCCGAACGTAGGCGGACTCAATATGGGAGAATTTAATAAAAGTAAAATAGGAAGTTCAGTGAAAGGAATGACATTTAAGGGTAGTGTAATATTACCGATGCCAAAGGTTGAAGATGTAAATGGTGTTGATTATGGTGAAAATAAATTAGGAATATCAGGTCTTGTAGCCATGGGAATAATAAACGCAGGGGCTAACATTATCGGTGGTAGACAAGCCACTAAACAAGAACAAGAAAGTATTCAAGGTTTAAGGGACACTCTTAAATTCGCTCAAGGTGGTCTTGGTGAAACTCTAGAGAGTGGTGGTCAAGCTGCTACAGCTTCTGGAGCAGCGATGTTAGCAAATATGGCGGGAGCAAATCTTGACACAAATACAATTTTAGCTAGATCGGGTGCAGGGGTTTTAAACCCTAATGCTGAAATGTTATTTCAAGGGCCTACAATTAGAGATTTTTCTTTTAATTTTCTCATGATCGCAAGAAGTGAGAAAGAGGGTGAAGAAATTAGAAGAATTATCAGATGGTTCAAGACTGGTGCTGCACCAAAATATCAAGATAGAGTGATTATTAAAAACCCAGACATATTCAAACTTGAATATCGAAATGGAGATGGAGTTTTAAAAACTACGAACAGATTTTTAGATGCGATGGCTTTACAAACAATAACTGTGGATTATGCTCCAAATGGATATTGGTCTGCATATCGAGACTCACAACCAGTTGCGATCAGACTTGGTTTGAATTTCACTGAACTCAGACCAGTATACGAAGCAGAACAAGAACTGACTCCACCAGACAGCGTAGGTTTCTAACATGACATATTCAGGCTCACCAAATTCATATTTCAGACAAGTTCCAAGACTTGATTATCCGTCATTAACAAATGATAGACAATCTGCGTATGATTTTCAAATTGTCAAAAATTTATTCAAAAGAGCAGTGATGCGTGACGATATTTTTAATCAAGTCATAGCATTTGAAAAATATTCTGTGCAAGGTGATGAAAGACCAGATCAAATCGCATATAATTTTTATGGAGACTCTGGACTTGATTGGGTGATATTAACAACAAATAATATAATTCATGTAAGAGATGAATGGCCAATGGGTCAACAAGATTTTTTAACTTATTTAAATGAAAAGTATACTGCACAGGAATTATCAAACGTGCATCATTATGAAACTAAAATTGTAAGAGACTCACGAGGAAGATTAATCCAACCAGAGGGTTTAATCGTCTCTGAGGGACACTCAGTTACTTTTTTAGATAATGGTGTATTAAGAACAGAGTCTTCACTCACACTAGTTTCTTTTTTAGATCATGAAACAAATTTAAATGATAATAAAAGAGAAATTAATATTTTAAGGCCAGAATTTTTAACTATATTCTTAGATGATGTTAAAAATATAATGAAATATGAGGAATCAAGTCAATATATAAGTGATGATTTGAAAAAAACAGAAAATCCAAGAATCATATCACCATAAAAAAAGAGGTCGTAGAAACGACCTCTGGCGTAAAAAATGGCCCGAATTTTTTTTCGGGTCTTTTTATATTTTAAAAGCAATTTTAGCCACCATCTAAATCACAACCGATAGTGCCTCCAACCACTGCACCCAACGGAATTGCCCACCAACGACCATCACCTCTGGACATTGCAGCGCCAGCACCACCACCTAGTAATGCACCAGCTATTTTTCCGTCAGAACAATCATTGTTATCATATTCAATGGTTGTTTTTCTCTTATATGCACGTTTAGTTTGACAAGGGACTTCAATATTTTCTGAAAAAGATTTCACATAACCTGGCGAAGAGGATGTGCCAGGCACATACTCTTCTCTGTATTCACTTCGATAACATTTTCTCTCATGTGAGTATCCAGCCTGATATTCATTTGCAGAAACTGAAACTGAAGTTAATGCGATCAATGATGCAAGTAAGACTTTCATGATTAAGACTCAGCGAGTTTTGCGAAGTAACTCAGTGCATCTTCCTCATCTTCGTCCGTATTAACTGAAGATGGAGTTGTGTCAACAACAGCACGACCTTCACTTAAGTCCTCTAAGTTATTATCTTCATCAAT